AGCCCGGCTTCGGCCAGGGCCTGCATGACGGCATCCACCAGCGGCAGGTTTGCGGTGTCGGGGTCTTCCTGGTCCAGCAGGATGCCCATTTGCCGCTTGCCGGGGCTGGTTTCTATCACCCAGGACAGCCGCCCGTTGACTTCTGCGGGGTCGGCATCATCCGCGCCCAGCGCGGCGAGGCGCTTAAAGTACCGCTTGCCGCGCTTGAACTTGCCGTGTTCGTCCATGCCATCCAGCACGGCAGGACAGAAGTAGGTGTTCTGCGCCCCGGCACCGTCTATCAGTAGTGACTGGTTCGCCTTGGCACCGTAGTACCGCCCGCCCCATTCGCCGTGGTCGGGGCTAGCCGCGAAGGCGCAAACCCACAGGTATTCATCGTCAATCAGGTCGCCGCCAAGCGCCGCAAGGAAGTCGCTGTTCTGCATAGCGGCCCCTTACAGTGCGGCAAGATCGGTGAGCGAAATATCCAGCTTTGAGTATTTGGCATGGCGCAGGATCGCCGCCCAGTACCGCTGCGGTATAACCCCACCGCTGCCGCCTCGCTTTTTGTCTGTCATCCAGCGGCTTACGGCGCTGGGGTCAATGTCCAGAAGCGATGCCGTAGACCGGACACCCCCCAACGCGGTCACGACACTGTACGCCGGTTCTTTCCGGTTTTTGGCCTGCATGGTGGGGGTCCGATTTGATTTCTGATTTGCCAAAGTGCATCATCTGGTGCGAAAACGTCAACACCTATTCCAACAAGCATTAACGGAAACGTATGAACATCAAAACGGACTGGTTTCGGGCGCGGCTTGCCGAACGTGAAATGAGTGTGCCAATAAAGCTGCACTTTAACGCGCGTGGTGTGGCAACACAGACACAGGGGGACAAGAAGATGCAAGCCCCTTTCGACACGCCGAAAACGCTTATTTTTTTATGTTGCATGTTCCGCAAATCGCATTAGGGTGCCACTCCCACCACAACGAGGACAACGTGAAAAATAATAATCTCGAAGAACTTGCCTTCAAATGGCAAGAAGCAAAGAAGCGTGAAAACACAGCCAATGCAGAACGACTGGCAATCGAATCTGAAATTCTTACGCAGATGGAAACCAAGGAAGAGGGCCGCACAGCCGTCACCTTGGACAACGGCCTGAAAATCGTTGCCACCAACAAGCTGACTTACAAAGCCGATGTGGACGCGCTGATGCGTCTGGCCGAAATGTGGCCCATCAGCCTGCGCCCCATCAAGGTTAAGCGCGAACCCGACGAAACCGCCCTGAAGCAAATCCGCGCCGAACGCCCGGACCTTTGGCGCGTACTTGCCACCGTGGTTACGGTGAAACCCGCAAAAACGCATTTTACCGTGGAGGCCAGCAGTGGCGTTTGATCTCAAGAGCATCAAGAAGAACGAAAGCATCGCTGCCCCGCGCGTGATGTGTTACGGGGTCGAAGGTATAGGCAAGACCACCTTCGCAGCCGGTGCGCCCTCGCCCATCTTTATCCGTACCGAAGATGGCCTGGGCAGCATCAAGGTTGACCACTTCCCGCTGGCTGAAAGCGCCGACAACGTGCTGGAGGCCATTGGCTCGCTCTACAAGCAAGACCACGCCTTCAAGACCGTGGTGGTGGACAGCCTGGACTGGCTCGAAACCCTGATCTGGCGCGAAGTCGAGGCAAAGCATGACGCCAAAGACCTGGCCTATGGCAAGGGCGCAATGATCGCGGCGGACAAGTGGCGCACGGTGCTGGACGGTTTAAACGCTCTACGGAATGACAAGGGCATGTGCGTCATTCTCATCGCGCACAGCAGCATCAAGCGGTTCGACAGCCCGGAAACGGAACCGTATGACCGCTACCAGCCGAAGCTACAGGACCGCTCCAACGCGCTGATCCGCGAATGGGCCGACGCGGTGCTGTTTGCCAACTACAAGACGATGATCCGCAAGGACGATGTGGGATTCAACAAGACCGTGGCGCGTGGCGTGTCCACTGGCGAACGCCTGCTGTTCTGCAACGAACGCCCGGCATACATGGCGAAAAACCGCTATGGCCTGCCCGACTCAATCCCCCTGTCTTGGGATGCCTTCACCAACGCTATACAGAACTGAAAGGAAACGAGCCTATGCCTACATTTAGCTTTGACGTTAACGAGGCCGCGCCCCGCGTGTCCAAGTCTTTTGAACCGCTGCCGCGTGGCCTGTATGACGCAATGATTATCGAAACGGCCATCAAGCCCACAAAGCGCGGTGACGGTGAGTACCTTGCCTGCACGTTTGAAATCATTGATGGCCCGCACGCTGGTCGCCGTCTGTGGCAGAACCTGAACCTGTCCAACCCTAACAAGCAGGCAGAGGACATTGCGCGGGAAGAACTAAACAACATCTGCGCGGCTATCGGTATCCCAAAGGGCACCAAGCTGTCCAACACCGAACAGCTACACGATGTTCCGCTGGTGGTGGACGTTGGCATTGACGCCAAGGACACCACGCGCAACCGCATCTTTGCCTATGTTCAGAAATCGGCGTCGTCTACCCCCACCACGGCCAAGGCTGATAACAACAAGAAGCCCTGGGAGAAGTAGCGATGACGACATGGGTGCCCGACAGCCAACACACAACGCGCCAGAAAGTTGCGGACTGGTGGCAGTCAAAAACAGACCAGCCGCGCTATCACCTGGGCGCGTCGGCTATCGGGCACCCATGCGAACGCTACCTGTGGCTGACGTTCCGCTGGGCGCACAAGCCGGTCTTTGAGCCGCGCGTCCTGCGCCTGTTCGATACCGGCAAGCGGGAAGAAGCGCGGGTGTACGAAGAACTGCGCGGCATTGGCGTGGAACTGCACACCGATGAAGGCGGCAAGCAAATCGACTGCCGGGACGAAAGCGGCCATTTCGGCGGCAGCGTGGACGGCATCGGCAAGGGCTTCCCCGAAAGCCCAAAAACATGGGCGGTGCTGGAAATCAAGACGCACAGCGCCAAATCGTTCGCGGACTTACAGAAGAAAGGCGTCAAGGAGTCCAAACCACGCCATTATGCGCAGATGCAGGTTTACATGGGCCTGCAAAAGCTGACGCGGGCGATGTATTACGCCGTCAACAAGGACACCGACGACACCTACACGGAATGGCTGCACTTTGACCAAGCGGCGTTCGACGCGCTGATAGACCGCGCCCAGCGTGTCGTAAAAGCAACACGCCCGCCTCCGCGCATTAGCGAAGACCCGGCATACTTTGAGTGCAAGTTTTGTGACCAATATCTCATTTGCCATCAACAGAATATGTCCAATATGTCATGTCGCACCTGCTGCCACGCCACGCCAGTGGAAGGCGGAAAGTGGAACTGCGACGAACATAAGTCAGAGTTATCTGGTTTGAAGCAGGCAGCGGGTTGTGACGATCATTTGTTTGTGCCGGAACTGGTGCCCTTTGGCGAGCCGGTGGACGCTGGCGAAGGATGGGTTGAGTACAAGCACAAGGCCAGCGGGCGATTGTTCAAGAACGGCCCAGGCCACTACAAAAGCCGGGAACTGCGCTTGGCTCAATCGGCCATGACCGCCGCCCCAATAATTGACGCAGTAAAAGACACTTTTAAGGGGGCAACGATTGTTGCCGTCCGCCCTGCTGGTGGGATGCGCAAGAAGAACCTTGCCGAGATACCAGTAGTTACCGACGATGAGTTGAACGACGAAATACCATTCTGAGAGGGGATGATGCGATGGGTAGCCAATTTGAACCGTTTAAGTAGGGAGCATTTCAGTGATTGCGGAGATAGCACAAGGGCAGTGCGACCTTTTCCAAAAGGCAGGCGGCGGTTCAACTCCGGCCTCTCCGCTCCATTTTATGTCTGTTGTGCCGATAACAAAGGCAATGGCAGAAACCTTTGTTCTGGCAAAGCACTACTCAAAGCGGGCGTCTATTTTCTGGGCCGGGTTTGGGCTTGTGATCGACGGCAAGATTGAGGGCGTCGTTGTGTACGGCCAGCCATCCCCGCCGATCCAAAAGCACTCTTTCCGCGATAGGGACTTTCGGCTTTATGAGTTGTGCAGGCTGGTAGTGCAAACAGAAGAAAAGAACGCGGCATCATTCCTTGTCGGACGCTCTTTGCAGATGCTCGAAAAGCCATGCGCGGTAGTTTCATACGCCGACACTGAATGGGGTCACGCGGGTATCATCTATCAGGCGACAAACTGGCTTTACACCGGGGCGACCAAATCTCACGACCACGCCTATCTTGTGGACGGCAAGCGGGTCCACCCGATTACGCTGCGCGATAGGGGCATCACCGATCCGAAGCGGTGGGCAAAAGAGAATGGCGTCCAGACTTTGCCGCCTATGGAAAAGCATAGATATTTTTTCTTGGCCGGCGACAAGAAACAAAGGCGGTCTATGCGCGAGCGTATGGCCTACCCGGTTTTGCCGGAATACCCAAAGCTGCCAAAGTCGAAATATGACAATGGCCCGCGCATTGAACTGTCAATCTGAGGAGCGACCATGCCGAAACCCAAAGAGCCGGAGGTATTCGTCCTTTACGCCGAAGCGGACTATGAGGGCATCCAATACCTGATCTCGGTTCACGGGACTGAGGCGGGGGCTGATGCTGCCCTGAAAGCAGAGGTAAAGGCCCGCCGCCACCGCAAGCGCGACTTAGATATTTCTCGCGCCAAGTATTTCAAATAGGGAGACTGGCCGTGAGTGATCCACGCCTCATAGATATTTCCGGCGAGAAGCGCGCCGAAACTGAAAAGGCAATTCAGATATTCGACGGCGCGCGAACGGCATGGGTGCCCAAGTCTCAGGTTGAGGACAACGGCGACGGAACATTCACAATGCCGGAGTGGCTGGCGAAGGATAAGGAGTTCATCTGATGGAAAAGCCGACAGTCGAAATCTGGGCAGAGGAAGAATACCGCGAGGGTGTTTCCGCTCATGCCGCCACGCGCCAGCTTATCCGGTCGCTGGGGTGCAGTGGATTTTACCCGACGCTCAAGCGGATGCTGGAAGACCTGTTGGCCGACGCCAACCGATCCAGCCACGAACACGCCATGACGAAGGATGCGCTTCGCACCGTCGTTCAATCTGTACCCAAGAATTGAAACAAGGGAGCGCGGCGTGACCAAAATACTCTGGTTCACAAAAGATGGGTCCGACATTCAGGACGTTGAATTGAGAAATGGCAAAGCAAACCCATTCGGCTGGTCAACACATGAAGTATGGGTGACGGCGCATACATCTGGCGGGATTGTGGACGAACACAAGATTGCCGACCTGTATTGCGGTAGTCCGATTAACGTAGCGCCGGGATATAGTTTCCGGTTTGAAGAAAAAAATAAGAAGGCGTTTGTTGCAGTTTGTTGAAAGGCATGAAGATGGGTGGCAGGACAAGCAGGAACAAGGGCGCGGGCGCGGAACGCGAACTGACGGCGCACTTGAGCGAGAAGTTGGGGCTTGACGTAAAGCGCAAGCTGGGACAAGCCCGCGACAGTGGCGATGACATACAGATCGGGCGCTTCCGCATCGAAGTGAAGCGCCGCGAAACATTGTCGATCATGCAATGGTGCCGCCAGGTGGAAGCCTGTTGTGGGCCGGGCGATGTTCCCATCGTAGCGTTTAGACAGAACAGCCAAGGCTGGCGGATTGTCCTCAAATTGGAGGACTTTCTGCCCTACCTACAGCACCAGTTGCAGGGGGATAGTGTTGACAAAACCGCAACAACAGGTTCTAATCCCACTGCCTGAAGCCGCCGCCCAGCTTGGGGTCAGCACCAACCCCCTGCGCCGGATGGTAACTTCTGGCCGCCTGCCCGCTTACCGATTTGGGTCTGCGTGGCGGGTGAACGTGGACGAAATCATTAACGCAACGAAGGTACAGACAACGTGGCAATAAACAAACGCGGTAAAACGTGGCATATCAGCGTCGTCCTCCCAGACGGGAGCCGCTACAGACGGTCTGCTGAAACTTCTGATCGCGCGGCAGCGAAGCAACTCCACGACCAGTTAAAGGCGCAGTTTTGGAGGCAGAAGCATCTGGGCGAAAAGCCACTGCGGTCTTTTGAGGAGGCGGCGGATCGCTGGCTGCGCGAAAACGCCGACATTCGCACCATACGGGACGCCACCCACCACCTAGACTTCTGGAAGTCCAAAGCGCAGGGTCTGGAATTGGGCCAGATCACCCGTGATTGGGTGGCGGACCAGCTTGACCGTCTGGTAACGGCGCGGGGCGCACCGGCTACCGGCACCAAGCAGAACTACATGATCACGCTGCGAAGCGTGATGAACACGGCCTGCGCGGACTGGGAGTGGATCGCGTCGGTGCCCAAGTTCCGTGCTTACATTGCCAAGCGCAAGAAAAGCAAGATTCAGGTTGCTACCCCGGCCCAGGCCCGTGCGCTGGTCGAATTGTTGCCGCCCGGCCTGAAGGAAGCCGTGGCCTTTGCCTTCCTTACGGGCCTTCGCAAGTCCAACGTCTTTGGCCTGACTTGGCAGCATGTGGACCTGGACCGGCGCAGGGCCTGGGTGCGCCCGGTAGACAGCAAGGCCGAAAACCTGATCGTCTGCCCGCTGTCCGGCCCGGTCATGGCTGTGCTGGGGGCGCTGCAAAGGCCCTACGCGGCGGGGCTGGTGTTTGGGGTCAAAGCCCCCTGCCATCACCAGTGGAAGCGGTATGTGGCCCGCGCTGGGCTTCCTGAAGGCTTCCGGTTCCACGATATACGGCACACTTTCGCAACGTGGCTGATCGAGGACGGCACCGACAAGAAAACGGTTCAAGACCTGTGCGGCTGGCTGTCCCCGGCCATGATCGAGAACTACGTCCACCTGCCCGCCGCGCACCTGCTGGAAGCGTCGGAACGGCTATCGAACCGGCTGAACTAGGGCACAACCCTAGAACGTCAGCGGATCGTAGCCGTGCGCGGCGCAGACCTTCGCCGCCATACGCTTGAACCGCGCCCCGTGAACCTCCCGGTCCCCGGTCAGGTGCTGGCGAAAATGGATCATTTCGTGCGCCACGGTAGCCATCAGTGTGTCTGTGTGCCCCACCGTCACAGCGCTGATGCGGATGACAGGCTTGCCGCGTTCCATGCCGAAGTCGGCCAGCATCTTGGGGTCGCGCACCACCCGGAACCGCACATCGTCGCTGGGCGGCAGACGCCAGGCTTTGAACGGTTCCGTGCGCCGCAGGAAGTCATACGCCGCCGCAATCATGTCCCGATGCAGCTTCAGCGCCATGCCTACCCCCAATAGCGCCAGATGAACCCGATGTTCGCCAGCGTGTAGCCCGCCCAAATCACGCCGTCCTGATAGCTGCCGTCGCGGATTTGCAGGATGCCGACTGTGGCATAAATGCAACTAACCACAAAAATAAGCCCGGCACTCATAACTTGGCCTTTCTACGCAGAAACTTCAGGTAGTCGGCCCCCGTCTCAACGTCGGGGATGACCGTAATCAAACGCGGGTCATCGTCGCCATACTTGGGGTCAATGATCGTCACGCAAGCCGGGAAGGCGTTTTGATCCGGCAGGCCCTTTTCTTCGGCATAACGGTCATAGGTCTTGTAGCCCGCGCAGCGGATGGCCCAGGATAGCAGCCCGTTGGCCGGGTCTTTCAGCGGACCAGCGACGAAAGAAACGTGCTTGTGGCCGCAAGTCAGAATGTGGTCCCGCCAGCCGCCCATCGCCGCCTTCATCGGCCCGTGCGCCGGGTTCCACATGGAATGACCGCTGAAGTCATGCCGTGCGTTTACACGCACTTCTTTCCCGTTTGGGAACTTCAGGTTCAGCCTGGTGCCGCTGTAGTCGAACGCAGTATTTGCCTGCGCCATGATCCACTTCAGCGGGTCACCGGAACCGCTCCAGGCGTCATGGTTGCCACCAATCAGGTACAGCCAATCAACCTTCTTGCACATCCATTCCGTCAGTTGCCACGCCTGCTTTGCGCTAGTGCCCTGATCCGCCCAAAGGCGAGCCAAGCGCCCAATCCAGTTGTTCTGCAAATCGCCAAGGTTTGCGCCGAACATGCCGTCTGTCCGGTTCACTATGTCCATGTGATTTTCTAGAAGTTCAATGTCGGTGCCGTCATCGTCAACGTGCGGATCACCGAAATGCGCGATGCCAATGGGGCCGCTGACGCTTACGCGCACTTCACGCAGCTTCGCCATTTCCTTGTGCGTGCGCTTTTTGGCAAACTGCTTTTTGCGCCACTCAATAAGAGTGTCTGTATCTACGTTTTCGTCAGGTATTGGCGTCACCTGAAACTGCACAGAGCGAGGGTCGCGTGCCTTTGCCATGCGATAGCGGCGGCGCAGTGTGACTTCGTTGATGCCTAGTTGTTCTGCCGCTTTCTTTACAGAACCAAAGCGTTCAACCTGCTTTATTGTTTCGTCTAATACTTTGTCTGATAATTTTTGAGCAGCGATTGTCGCCTCCTATGGTGGGAGAAGCGCGGCCTCCGCAGCCCTGCGGCGCACAAGCCCCGGCAAGACACGCCCGCCGCCGCGAACCCAGCGGGCTAACTGTTCACGCGCCCCTTGCCAGTCTTGTGCGTTTACCTTTCGGCGCAAGGTGCTTGTTTGTAACTGCCCGACGCCAAGATTGAAAGTAAAATCCACAAGCGCGTTAAGCACGCCCGGCTGCGAAATAGTTAACGGGCACAGTCGAAGCACGCCAGGCAGCGCGGTGCCGTACACCTCGCGTTCTAGCAGGCTCACCGCTTGAGCCTCCGACATTGGCGGGTCGGTCAGTTCGACGGGGCTGCCGTCTAAGCGCCAGGTTGAGCCGTATCCGATGGTGGCCTTGCCTGCCGGGCATAAATAGGGCTTGGCTTCAAACCCCTCAAAAGCCCGGATCATGTCAATGGCCGGGGCCAGGTTCATTACAGACCGCGCTTTGCCAAGCTGCGGTCAATAAGCCAGTAATTTAGAACGCCTCCAAGAAGCGCCATGTCGTCGGTTGACCAGTTCTTAACAACAGCTTCTGAAAACGGCACATCGTTGGCGTGCGCCATGACAATGAAACTGATCTTAACCAGTCCATACATCACCAGCAGGTAGTAGGTCATCACGGGGCGAACAGACGCAGACAGAGCCGCAGCCCATCCGCCCGCCGCCTTGACCATTTCGGTCTGCTGGTTGATGGCAGCGTTAAAAGCGTTGGCAATGCCAACGTCCAGCGCCGCTTCCTTTTGCGCCGCCACTTCAGACAGCTTCTGCGCCCCGCGCTGCTTTTCAAGATCGCACTGGGATTCAAACATCTTCAATTCGTGGCTGCGTTCGTTCTTCTTGTCGGACCACTTCAGCACTTCCGGCACCAGGCGGAAGATGCCGCCAAGCAGGCTTCCGAAAATGCCACCGCCCAGCAGGTCAAACATTCTTGCGGTCTTTCTTATTTGTAACCTTTTGCACGATTTCAACAATGTCGCGCTTTTCGTTATGCTTAAAGAAATTCGCAACAGCTCCTAGCGCAAAATAAGCACTGAAGCCAATCAGCGCCCCACTCGCTATTTCCAAGTCCCAATCTGGCTTTACGCCAGCAAAAACCAGCAGCGGCGATGCAAAAATGCAGGCCGAACCTGTTGACACACCGCCACGCGCAAAGGCTTCAGTCACGCTGGTCGGCTTAATGTAGGTCATAAGACCAAAGCCGCCAAACAGGCCACCAACGCCTGCGGTCAGCTTGCTGATGATGTAATCAGACGGCGCGTCCATGTCATTTAGCCTTCTTCCAGTTGACTTTGTGTTTGCTTGGCAAGCAGTTGCTCCTGACCCTGCTTCTGTATTTCCGCAATCAGCGCAACGACCTGGGCATATGGCGCGTTGCTCAAAGCGGCCAAAATAACATTGATTTGGTCTATGGTAAGGTTAAGCGTCATTACATGTTTTCCAACGCACTGATACGATCTGCCAGCGCCCGCACTTCGTCTAAAAGCTCTTTAACAGCCTGCAAGGCAACGATGCCGACTTTGCTTTCGTTGATGCCCCAGCGTTGGGATGTTTCGCTGTCCCAAGTCGGGCTGTCGTCGCCTTTATCTACCAGCAGGGGGAATTGCGCGTGAAGTTCTTGCGCCCGAATACCCAGATCAACACGACCCGCAGGGCTTTGGCCCTGACCAGACCAGACATATGTGCCAACAACGATGTTTGCCAGCTTGTCCAACACACCGGAAAGCGCCGTAAACTGATCTTTCAGGCGAGCATCAGATGAGTTTGTCCAGCTTGTGCCGAGATTGGCAAGATAAGGGCCAGCCGTAGGCGATATGGTATTTCCAAAAGTCCCTGAAGCAGCAGTGTAAGTGTCAAGTTTACCGCCGTTTCCGTACTGAATAAAAGCAGCATAATCACTTTGGTCATAGGTGTAACTATTAGCTGTACCAGACGGTCTGCAACCGTACCCGCCAACAGGATAAGAGCCGTTCGAGTTACCCGCTATAAAAGCAAAGCCTCCAAACGAACTCCAATTAGCGCCGCCACTATAGTAGAAACGCGCCACGCGCGTACTAGCAGACGAAATTGCAACTAGATTTGCGGAAGGTAAATACATCCCATCAGTAGGGATGGACGAACCAGAGGGAATAAACGCCGTAGCTGTTGCAGTGCTACCAAAAACTGTTCCGCTTGCATCAGCGTCGATAGAGATTTTGTTAGATGTATTTACACCAATGAGCCATTTACCGACTGCGCCAGTCGTAAAACCGCGAAGATGTTGGTTGTTGGTATTAAGATATATGTCACGAGACGCTTTTATATCTACCGATCCTGTGGTCTGCAAAATTCCTGAAAATGTTCCAGCCGCAGCCGTTAGAGTGCCGGTCAGCGTAGGACTCGCGCTCAACACCATATTACCTGTGCCGGTCACAGCATTGCTCAACGTTACGCCGCCGTAGGTAAGCGCGGCAGACATCGTAGTTGCGCGGGTAAGTGTAATGCCACCAGTCGCCGTTCCGTTAATCGTAACAGTTCCGCTGCCCTTGGCGTCAATTGTCAGGTTTTCGTTCGTGCCTGAAGACAGGACAGACAGCGCAAGACCACCAGCCGCAGCCGCGCTTTTTACATTCAAGCCCGTGGCCGCAGAAGCCGTGGAGGCGTCGATATTCAGGGTCGGGTTGGTTGTACCGGCAGGTCCAACGGCAAGCGCGTTTGCGGAAGTAGTAGTGAGAATTTCATTACCAGCAACTTGCAGCTTTGCGGTGGGCGAAGCCGTGCCAATGCCGACATTTGTGCCGTCGTCATACAAAACCGACGCCGACGCTGCCGACGTACCGTTGCCCTTCACCAGATAACCGCTGGTCAGCGAAGTCGCGCCAGTGCCGCCGTTAGCAACGCCCAGCGTGCCAGCCAGCGTGATCGTGCCACTGCTAGTCACAGGACCGCCGCTGGTGGTAAGGCCGGTGGTGCCGCCACTTACATCAACCGACGTAACCGAACCGCCGCCTGCCGTTGAAGCAATGGTGATTGAGCCGTTGCCATTGGTGACAGTAATGCCGGAACCAGCCGTCAGCGTGGCCTTGGTCAGCGTATTGCCGGTGCTGTTGCCGATCAGAAGCTGGCCGTCCGTGTAGGTGGTCTGGCCCGTGCCGCCGCTGCCCACAGCCAAGGTGGACGACAGGCCGCCCGCGTTGCCGCTAATGTTGCCAGTGATCTTGGAGCCAGCAAGGCTGGTGATCCAGGCCGGGTCCGAATAGCTGCCCGACGTATAGACGCCGTTTGTCACGGTTCCAGCGTTGCCGCTGATACCGATGCTCCAGGTGCCAGACGCGCCAGTGCCGGTGGGCGAGGGAACGTCAGTGCCAATGGCAACGCCAAGCGCAGTGCGAGCGCCGGAAGCCGTTGTCGAACCTGTACCACCATTGGCGACGGCCAGCGTGCCAGACATGGTAAGCGTGCCGCTGCTGGTGACAGGGCCGCCAGTGAACGACATGCCGGTGGTGCCGCCCGACGCATTGACGCTGGTGACGGTGCCAAGGCTAGGCTCAGTAGCCCACTCAACGTCCGTGCCGCCGCTGTTCAGGCGCAGGAACTTCAAAGCATTGCCAGCGTAGGACGGCAAAAGATTGACGCGAGCAGTCGCAGCCGTTGTCGCGCCAGTTCCACCCTCGCTCACTTGCACCTGATCGCCAGACAGGCTGAAAGCGCCCGAAGCCGACAGCGTGGTGAACGCACCCGCTGCAGCCATGCTGCCACCGATGGCCGTGCCGTTGATCGTGCCGCCCGTGATAGTCGCGCTGCTGGTCGTAATGTTGCCATTAACGCCGCCCGTCGCGGTAATCGCACCAGTCACGCCCAAAGTTCCGGCAACAACCGTGTTGCCGCTGGCAGCCGCCACCGTGAACTTGTCGGTGTTTACGGCAAAGTTGCCTGCCACATCCAGCGAGCCGCTGTTGATCTGCGTGCCCTGGACGGTGAACGTCTTGCCCGACGGCACAAGAACGCCGTTGTCGGTGAACTGCAAGACAGGCTCTGCCAGCACGGTGGCCCAAAACTCAGCCGTGCCCTCACGGTAAAACCCGCTGCTGGTTTCCGTCAGCCACGCCATGCCCGGCACGGAATCGGAACCGTCGTCAAACCGCAGCGGGGCCAACATGCCGCCTTCACCCGTGCGCGACAGGCTGTTGGTAAGCTCATTACCAACGTCCTCAAGCGTAGTGTTGGCCCATTCCGTTTCAATCGTGGTGTTGGGTTCAACCGGGTTGCCGATGGGCAGCGAGTAAGTACCTGAACCGTTGCGGGGCATTGCAATTCTCCTATTGATTCATCAGCGCAGCGCCGGTAGCGCCCGCGTATGGCAGGTTTCTGCGGCGCAGGAAATCCTGCAATGCCCGCTGCTTGTCATAGCCGCCAAGCAAGAACTTTTGCCCCTGCTTTCCAGAAAGTGTGCCAATAGTCGCTGCCGAAGCTGCGTCAGCCGTTGCAAGCAGCGGGTTAGTAAGCATGTAAGTCAATATGGCTTTTTCAGCGGTTCCTGGCCCGACTTCTGGCAACTCGCTTCCAAGTACGCGAGAAGAAGTGACAGCCAAATCCTGATTACGAGCCTTTCCGCGAGAAAACGCAGACTTGTCCGGCGTGCGATCAGTTGCCTTGATAGCGGAAAGCATTTGATCCGGCGTCATTACGCCAGTCTTTTGGACAGCGTTCGACCTTGCCGCACGCTGCATTTGCTTAAAGCTGGCGTAAGCCTCGTTGATAGGCTTTGCCATGCTTGCGACTTCTGGCGGCAACCCTCTCACGCGCAGATCGGACAGGCTTTCCCGAACGGCTGAAAGAGATTCCGCAAGCTCTGCGTCACCACGCGACCATGCGCTTGTGATCCTCTTGTTCAACCCGTCTATTGCCGCCTTAACGGATTCCGGCCTAGTCGCCGCATGTCCACGCTCTGCGGTGACAGCGGGACTGCCGGTGTTTGGGTCAATGATGCTAAACCGCCTTTCGGTGGCCTCGGTGCCTTTGCGAAGGATGTCGTCAGACTGACGAACGGCAGCTTCAAACTCATCCGCAATTCGCGGATAGTATTTCCTTACGTCCTCGACCGTTGCGGCAACTTCTGAGCCATACGCTTCGTCTACCGGAATTCCACGCCCTTTATACAAGGCGTCATAGGCGTCATTGAAACGGTCTTGTAGCTTGCCGACGCCTTCAGCGCCAAGCTCAGTAACAGGCTTGTCCATTTCCCAGCGTAGTACGTTTCCAGCCTCATCAGTGACCGGACGCGGCGGCGTAGCCCTTCTGGCCCATTCCCTATCCACACCTTCGATGGCGGTACGTTCGCGGCCTTTTGCAACAGCCCCCGTCAGCGGTAGTGCCTTGGCGCGTTCCACTACTCCGCGAACGACAGGATTTTCGGTTGCCTTCCAAAAGGGCACGCTAACGCCCTCATCCATCAGCTTTGCGGCATCGGTGGACGGCTTCAAAACGCCGGTTGCCAGCTTGCCAAGGCTGCGGCCCAAAAGCTGACCACCCAAGCTGCCTGCGCCGCCGTACAGCGCCGCTTCGCCACGATCTTCAGGCTCATACGCGGCAGACAAGCCAGCGTCCAACGCGCCTTGCCCAGCCACTTGCGTAGCAACACGGCCAGTCGTTCCAAGCCCTTGGTAGACTTTAGCCGCCTTCGGCAGCATTGACAGACCCTTAGCGGCAGCCTTGGCGGCAACGCCACCAGGCAGGAGAAATGAGGCTACGTCAGCCCCAAAGCCGCCAACTGCGCCAGCCGTGTCTTCACTTAGGAACTGCTTGTTCGCGCGGACTTGCTGCTCCTCTTGAGGAGACAGGTCTGTGACCAGCCCCTTCAGCCCGTAGTAGTCATTCTGCAAAGACCGGCCCGCGCCGCGCAAGCCTCGTTCCATAGCGCCGCCTTCACGCATCTTGGCGACTTGCGCCTGCGTGGGGTCTTGCTCCTGCTTTGGCGCAGAAGATGCCATTGCCTGCTGTTTTTCCAAAAGCAGGAGTTCAAGTTCTTCCTGTTCAGAAAGCGCCATCAGTTACCACCCTGCCGCTGCTGAAGTTCCCGTAGGCGCTGTTCTTTTTCTGGCGTCCAGCTTCCGGTAGCGCCACCAGCGCCGGGTACACTTGTCTGCCCCGGATGGTTGTAAGCTGATTTTTTAGCATCAATTTTTCGCTTGAGGAAATCACTTACCTGCCTGAAAGAACGCAGCGTTGACTCGTTACCAGACAGCAGACCAGAAATTGTGCCCGGATTTGTGAGTATGTCGTTTACCCACTTCAATTCTCCAGCCTGCAATACGCCAGTGTTCAACAGGCTTTCATCGCGCGTCATGCCAACCAGCATGTTGTAAGCGCCCATCGCGTCCGCAACAGTCGGCGTCTTAACACCAGTTATAGCAAAGGCCGCCTTTTCCTTTACTGGCACTTTTGTCAGCAAGTTTTCAAACGCTCCAAGCTGCTTGTCAAAAGCAGATTCAAACGCGTTAATTTTTCTGATTGGTTCCGGCACTATTGCCGGTGCGCCGACAGTGGGCCTGACCCCGGTGGAGGAAGCTGGTTTCGGAAAGCGCGACAAATCCATGCCGGGGATCGAAATAACCTCACCAGTATTCGGGTCCATTGTGGTTTTAGCTTTTCCAAGGTAATTCCACGCCATAGCGTATTCAGGGGACGCCGGATCGCCAGAAATCACCGTATTCATAAAACGCTCTGTTTGCGTCTTCCCAACGCCGCCATTACCACCACCCATTGCCGCAAGACGCGCGTTCGCACGCGCATCACGGCGATCTTCTGCTATCTCGGAGCGATAATCGGTAGCAGTTTGCTTGCCAACATCAAAAAGCTGACCGGCAATCTGTTCGTTGGCGTGGAACGGGTTTTCAACAAATTTGCCGCCGCTGACGTAACCGTAATCCCCAAACTTCTGCGCTTCCGCATCGCTAGCAGAACGGTCCAGAAGGTGCTTTTGGATAGGCGCAAAGTCCTCGCCCGCATACTGCGCGGCCAAGGCGTTCAGCATCCCAATCTGCGACGAAGCCTGACGCCCACGCGCGTAGTCTTGAAGCGGCGCGGTATCCGGGCGCTGGTTCAACATGCTGATAGAACGTGTCAGCGCCGTGCGGCCCGTGCGGTCGCGCAGAATTGCGTCAAGCTCCTCTTCGCTCAAGGAAGCCATAGCCCTCGGCAGCACGTTTGTCGGAAAGTCAGCCATGCGTCACCCGCTTCTAGTAAATGCCGTACATCATCTG